AACTCAGATGCCCACTCGACGGAGAGTACAAAGTTGGATCAACGTGGGCGGAGACACACTGATGTGCCAGATAGATTTTTTAAACAACGAAAAAAAACAACACCCTGAAGATTTTAAAGTTTGTACCAAATGTAATTTAAAGCTGCCTGTAGATATGTTTAGTAAACGCGAAAGAGGAGCGTATAGGCGTACAGAGTGTAAAAGCTGTATGAAAGCTCTTCAAGATGAAAGAGACGAAGTACGAAAAACTGTAGACGATCCTGCTGATGACCACTTATGTCCTATTTGTTTAAAGACAAAAGACAGTGTAATAGGCGGGAATAAAACCAGCAGTCCTTGGGTTTTAGATCACTGCCATAAAAGTAAAAAGTTCAGGGGATGGTTGTGTCACAAGTGTAACAGATCTTTAGGCGGTTTTGACGACGACATAGAAATGCTAAAAAGAGCTATGAAATATCTAGAGGATACCAAACAATGAACAAACTTTACTCACTGGTAGATGATATCTACAAGGTAGTCTCTGAGAAAACTCCTGCTGACGGTGTTGATCTCTACGATGAGATAGACCGCTTTGGTGAGAACTGCAAGCGGCTCATGTCAAATCTGTTCACAGAGAAACGTGACGGACGTAAGCTGCGTATGTCCAACATCGGGCGCGACGACAGGTATCTCTGGAACGTAGTGAACAACCCTGACGTACAAGAGGAGATGACTCCTAACACTTACGTCAAGTTTATGTACGGGCATCTGATAGAAGAGATGCTGTTGTTTCTCACTAGACTCTCAGGACACGAGGTGACTGATGAACAAAAACAATGTGAGGTTGCGGGTATTACGGGGTCTATGGACTGCAAAATTGATGGTGTTGTCACTGATATTAAGAGTGTGTCCTCTTTTGGGTTTAAGAAATTCAAGGACGGAAGTCTGGCTTTTGATGACCCGTTTGGATACGTTGCTCAGATTAAAGGCTATGCACATTCCGAAGGTGAAACATCGTTTGGTTGGTTAGCTATGGACAAACAGAACGGACACCTGACGTACCTCTTGTACGACTCTGAGGACACACAGGCTCCCGTTCACGATAAGATTTCTTACGACATAGAGGAGCATATTGAACGCGTAAAAAAGCTAGTGGAGCAGCCAGACGCACCAGAGCATTGCCACGAGGCAGTACCAGATGGCAAAAGTGGAAACATGAAGCTCGCCGTCGGTTGTTCCTACTGTCCCTACAAGCATACCTGCTGGCCCGGAGTAAGAACGTTCCTGTACTCAAGTGGGCCAAGATATTTAACAGAGGTAGTCAATGAGCCGAAGGTCACGGAAATCTAAACTAGGTAACTTCAGGTCGGAGTTTGAGAGAGATGTCGCAACGCAGTTACAACCATTTGGCTTTAGCTACGAGCCGTTCCAAGTGGACTACATCATCGAACGGAAGTACACACCAGACTTCGTGTACGAGAAAAACGGACGGACGTACCTCATTGAGTGCAAAGGATACTTTCGTGCAGGAGACACGCAGAAGTATAGAGCGGTCGCTAGGTCAATACCGTGGACGTACGAACTCATATTTGTCCTGATGAAGCCTAATCAGAAAGTGAGTAAAAGTACCAAACTTACTATGGCTGAGTGGTGTGACAAATACAACATTCTGTGGTATAATATAGATACACTTAAGGAGTTAGTCGATTATGTCTCTGACACTAGAAGAAATTAAGGATCGTTTGTTGCGGTTGTACGACCCTGACGATCTTCTGGAAGCCCTGCAGATTTCCTCTGAAGAATTACTAGACAGATTTGAAGACAAACTTCTGAAAAGGTTAGACGAGTTTCAAGAAGAGCTAGAGGAGGAAGAGTACTATGAAGAGCAGTGGTGAGAACGAGTGGACAGACTATAAATCCATAGACGATGTACCGCCACAGGAGTGGGATAAGGTGAACAAGAGTAAGACTTTTACAGGGAAACTGTTTCACCCCAGTGACAAACACAATCCAGTAACCCAGCCTGACCACTACAACAAGGGCGCTATCGAAGCTATCGAAGCTATCAAGGCGTCCATGCACCCGCAGGAGTACAAGGGCTACCTCAAGGGCAACTGCCTGAAGTACCTCTGGAGATACGAGTACAAGAACGGAGTAGAGGATCTGCGTAAGGCTAGGGTGTACCTAGACTGGTTAATCAAAGAGATGGCTATATGAGTTCTATCTTTGACCTAGAACAACAGATGTTAGATTTTGCAAACGTCACTAAGGACATAGACCTAGTAACTAGATACTTCTTAGACTCCTCAGAGTGGAATGACCACATTAGCCCGAAGGCGACTGACGCAATGATTAACAAGTACTTTGCCATCAAGGAACTGTACGAGATCAAGTTTGACGAGATGTGGGAAACCTTTGACCAAGTTTGCAAGGAGTACCACAAGAGAGGTAAACATGAAAGTAATTGACGGCAAGTTTGGAACAAAGACAGAAGAGAAGGAGATAACTACGGCTGAGTTTCTGGCTGCGTTTGCTGCAAAGGCTACACTACAAGAGAACGAAGGCAGGAAACCAAAGGTAGTCGTGGTCATGTACGAGGACGGTGAGATGTTTGAAGTAGCGTCCAACGAGCAGTACCCTGATGGAGTGTACATGCTCCTACAGTTAGCGGCACAGGCAATCATAAACGAAACACTAGGAGTAACGGAATGAGAATAACTGATGCAACAATCCGAAACGCAAACAACGGATTTATCCTTGAGTGGTACGATGATGAGAGTAAGATTATGATCTACGACACAATGGACGCACTCGTTGCTGCAATCCGCGAACTACTGGAGGACTAATGGACGCATATCAACAGTACATACACAAGTCACGGTACGCTAGGTACTTGCCTGAGGAGAAGCGTAGGGAGACTTGGGAAGAAACAGTAGCAAGGTACGTCAATTACTTTGCAAATAAGTTTGACATCGAAGAGTCTTATGATGAAATACTTACAGCCATTGACAACCTAGATGTTATGCCCAGCATGAGGGCACTGATGACTGCAGGTGAGGCGCTGGAGCGTGACAACGTAGCAGGGTTTAACTGTAGCTATCTGCCTATAGACCACCCTAAGGCGTTTGACGAACTCATGTACGTCCTTCTGTGTGGCACAGGCGTAGGCTTCAGTGTTGAACGACAGTACATACAAAAGTTACCGGAGGTGGCAGAGGAGTTCCATGAAACAGATACAGTTATCAATGTTGCAGATTCGAAGATCGGATGGGCGAAATCGTTTAGGGAGTTGGTATCACTGTTGTACACAGGTCAGGTTCCCAGATGGGACGTTAGCAGAGTACGACCTGCAGGTTCCCCGCTCAAAACTTTCGGAGGTCGTGCAAGTGGCCCTGAACCTCTCGTCGAGTTGTTCCGATTCACGGTGGACTTGTTTCGGGAAGCTGCTGGACGAAAACTTAGCTCCATTGAATGTCACGATCTTTGCTGCAAGATTGCTCAAATCGTTGTCGTTGGAGGAGTCAGACGATCAGCACTCATCAGCCTCAGTAACCTCACCGACGATAGACTCCGACGATGCAAACACGGACAGTGGTGGGTAGAAGAACCCCAGCGTGGTCTGGCGAATAACTCAGCGTGTTACACAGAGAAGCCAGACTTTGAAGCGTTTCTCAACGAGTGGAGTAGCCTATATGAATCACGATCTGGAGAACGAGGTGTCTTTAGTAGAGTCGCAAGTCAAAAGCAAGCTGCAAGAAATGAACGAAGAGATGCTACCTTTGATTTCGGAACTAATCCGTGTAGCGAAATCATCCTCAGACCCTACCAGTTCTGTAATCTTTCAGAGGTTGTTGTTAGGCCACAGGATACACTCGCAAGTCTCAAACGAAAAGTTCGGGTTGCGACTATCCTTGGGACTCTTCAGGCTACCCTCACAAACTTCAGATACCTCAGAAATATTTGGAGAGTAAACACGGAAGAAGAGGCACTGCTGGGCGTATCCTTGACAGGCATCATGGATCACCCGTTGCTGTCTGGGAGAGGAGACAATGCTAAACTTAAGAAGTGGCTTACAGAGATGCGTCAGGAAGCTATCGACACTAACAAGCTCTGGGCTGAGAAGCTGGGAATCAACGCTTCTACCGCTATTACTGCGGTCAAGCCTAGCGGTACTGTTAGTCAGTTGGTCGATAGCGCTAGTGGTATCCATCCTCGTTATAGTGCACAATACATACGCAGAGTACGTGCAGATGCTCGTGACCCACTTTGCAGCGTCCTAGAGGCCGCAGGAGTGCCTGTAGAGGACGATCTCATGTCACCCAGTACTAGGGTATTCTCCTTCCCTATCGCGTCTCCTGAGGGCGCTGTGACAGCCTCAGAGATGGGTGCTATGGAGCAACTAGAGCTATGGGAGATATATCAGGACTACTGGTGTGAACACAAGCCGTCCATGACTTGCTACTACCGTGACGAGGAGTTTCTGGAGGTGGGACAGTGGTTGTACAACAAGTTTGATAAGGTCAGTGGTATCTCTTTCTTGCCTTACTCAGACCACACGTACCAACAGGCTCCTTACGAACCTGTGGACAAAAAGACGTACAACCAGTTAGCTAAGGACTTCCCAAAGGACATCTCTTGGGACATAGAGGAGGCCAGCGACATGACCGAAGGATCACAACAACTGGCCTGTACAGGAAACAACTGTGAGTTGTAGAGTGTTGGCGTTGGTTATTCTTATGTTGCCAGCGTGTACTGTGGTCACTACTTCTGACCCACAATGGGAGTGGCCTCAAGACATGAAGAATATAGAGTAACCGTTAGACTTACCTACGTCCTCTGGCTTGTCTTTAGGGTCATGGGGCGTAGGTATTCCTTGCGCTTGCATCTTCTTAATGCGCTCCTTTGATTTCTGACACATACTGTGGTAGTCGATGGATGTGTACGATACTGTGTGGTCACTTTTGTTCTTCATCTGCTCCTCCTGATGTTAACAAGCCTGTTCTGACTACGTTACTACCTACGTTCATGTAGTCTTCTAAATTAGCAGTCCCCTTGTAATCTCTAAGTACTCTGGCTTGATATGCCGTATCGCTCTCGCCTCTGTTCCTAGAGATCCCTGTAAGCTCTTCTATTTTAGACAAGTCTGCCGGGCCTTTTTTACCGCCTGACTCCCCTTTTTCTTGTTTTTTACCTATGTCAAACGAGCGTATAGGAGTAGCAGTAAGGTGTGCGTTTCCTCCTGCTGGATTCATGCCAAACATATCGTGACCGTCAGAGATCATTGTGTACGCTTTGTTGTTGTTTATGTCAATAGCAATCCAATCGTTTACACCGCCTAAATCTTGAGCAGTAGATACGTGGTTATCAGAAAACGAGTAAATACCGTTGCCTCTGTCCTTTAGGGTTACTGGTTTTGCGTCTTTGAAAAAGTTTAAGGCTTGTTGCTGTGCTTGTGTAAGCTCTTTATTGTTTTTTTGATTACGAATACCTGACCAGTAATTGTCCCTGAGTTTCCCCGGTGTTATATCCTCAGGTAGTTTGTTAAGGGCTATTGCTTTGTTTACCCTGTCCTTGTGACTGTGCTTCGCTATTTTAATAAACTCTCTGTAAAATTCAAGTGGTTCTGCGTCAGGCATAGCGCCCTTAGCTATTCTTAGGTTTTCTGGGCTTTTTAGGGCGTTGACAGAAGCAGAACCTGTGCCGCCTACTGTTCCTGCGCCTCCCTCTTTGTCTAATCCCTCGCCAGATCTTGTTTTGCGTATTTGCAGAGAAGTTTCACCCGGAGCATCGCTTGTTCCATGCACGTTGTACAGATGATCTACCGCTCCTTCTAAAACGTTGTCTGGAGCGTCGCCTTCAACAGCTAGTCCTGCCTTAACTCTGTCTTTGTTAGCCATATCAGTCCAATCCTGAGTGTACCTCTGAACTTCTGCAGAGCTTCCAACTACAGTGTTTGGATCAGGTGTAGTCCTGTACTTCTGTTGTGTGTCTATTTTAGCACTGGCTTGCATATTACCAGTTACTTCGTTAAACGCTCCCGGCCCTTGACCAGCCTTTGTTACGTACTCGTTTCTTCGCCCCTGTCCGGTTCCTATGACTCGTTTCTCTGCTTGAGACACGGGGTTAAAAAGCTGATCTATGGTGTACCCCAAATTAGGTACTGCTGCTTTTGCGGTGGCGTAGGCTTTTGAAACTGGGTTTGGACTATCGTAAAAGCCTTTTATTTTTGTAGGAACATTATCTGACAAAGCGTTCACGGCTCGACCAAACATACCCATGCCGGGAATAACACTGGTAATATCAGCAATATTACCTAGGTTCTGAGCAGCCCTAGGGTTTTCTTGTGCCAACCTAGCTATCTCTTGTCCTGCCCGTGTGTTCATAATAGCTTCAGTCACACCTAAATCTGGTGTTACAGTTTCTGCAAAACCAGTAAAAGGAGACAACATAGAACCAACAGCACCGCCAGCAACGTTTAACGCTCCTGTTCCAAAGTCAGCCAGAGCATCACCAATGTTTCCTTGACGCATCTTCTCACGAGCCTCTGCTCCCTGCTGTACACCCATAGATATTTTTTCGCCGCCAGCACTAAAGTCTCTAGCAATACTTCTAGGGATTGCTTTAGATGTTTCTATAGATGCTTCTACCGCCTGTCTTGAGTACCGCCTCTCAGTTTCTCTGGACTCCTGACGATATTTTTTACGTACTGAATAAAAGTCTTCTCTACTCACTTTCTTCAGTCTCCTCGTAGTTTCTAATTTCATCTATTAGGTCAATTAGCACTAGACGGTCTAGCTCCATACGTTCTAGCTGAAGAGGATCATTAATTGTTTTTATGGCCTTGTTAGTTGCCGAAAGAAGTTCAGCATATCCCTTCAGTACTACGGCCTTACCGTGTCTCTTAATTTGTTTAGACAAAGCAGTACCAACAGCGGCTGTACCAAGCGCTCCCGCAGCAGCAGGAGAAACAAAAGCAGCACCTGTTGCGAGAACTGATAACGCTGTAGTAGGAATAGTTATTCCCGTGTTATCTTTAATTGTTTGCATAAGTCTTGCGGGTGCATTAGTACCCTCTCTGTTTCTTTTATTAACCAGTTTATCCAGAGCGGTTAATGATCTAAACTGCTGGTCTAACAAGTTATGAACCTCGTTTCCTTTAGTATTAGCCTTCATGTAATCGTTCATTACGTTACGCACAAGTTTTGCCGCAAGAGCTTGATAAGTATCTACGTCAGCATCGACAGTTTGACCTGATTTGTGTACGGCAGCGTCAAATCGTTTTCTAGCTTCCAGAAGTCCTTTTAAATCTCCCCCTTCTTCTTTAATAATTCTCTGAGCAAGATCCGTATACTTTATGAATTGTTTTTGAGCCGCTGGTGTGGCAAGCTGAAACACGTCACTATTTAAAAAATCATTAAGAGACTCTGAAAACTCAAAATTAAGAGCTTCCATGTCTACTGGTTTGTTCTGAGATTTAATGTAGGCCTGTAAGCGTTCTCCTTGCTTTTCTACGTGGTCTTGTATAATAGTAAAGTTTTTGCTAACAGAACTATAAGGCTTTATGCCCGGAATAGTTTGAACTACGTCAATAACAGATTCATCAAACTCGTTAGGAATCCACGTTTTAGTCTGAAGAGGGCCACGTAACTCTACTCTATCCTGAGCAGTAAAACTTTCTGGCGTTAGCATACCAGTTAGCGCTTCTTTTTCACGCGCCAACTTAGATGCAACTCCTGCTTTTCTAGCTTGCATTTCTCCGGGCAGACGAAAATCTAAGTTAATTAGATCAGGACGAGGAGAAAACAGAGTCATTATATCAACACCAATCCCTAAGTTTTCTTTTACCTGCTCTACTAACGCCTTGTTGTTTTTCTCCCAGTTTTTATATGAGTCGTAACCAGAAGATATTGACAAAAGCATTTCTTGTACGCCGGGGTTTTGTGCAAATTCTTCAAACTTTTGTCCCACTTCCGTTAAAGCGCTGTCAAAAAAATCTTTAACAGAGTTAGGAATTAATGGAGTAAAAGCCTCCATTGCCATAGCACCGCCTGTCCTAGCGGCTTGTGAAATAGCCGTACCTGCCACATCAGATATACCTATCTGCCCAGTACCGGGAACGCCGGGAATCTGAAGAGCCTGAGTAGCCAGCCTACGAGTAAACTCAGGCTTAAACTCTTCCATCGGGGCCATCACACGTTCAACATAAGACGGCTCTGGAGCAATAGCTTCCTGTTGAGCTTCTACTTGAGCCTGATACTGCTTCTGAGCAAACTCTAGTATCTCATCTTTTGTAGCCCCTTCAGGATGCTTGACTGTTACAATCTCTCCTGCAGGGTTTCTAACTTTAGTTTCTGGCATTGTATTACTCCGACTCTGTAATTATCTCAAAGCCTTCAAAACGGTTACTTGTGGGAACAAAAACAGGGTCATAAAAAGCTAGTGCAGCTTGATTCTCGTCTCCCAATTTATCAGACACAGAACTTCTTATTTTATTGTAGTTTTCTATTTTTCGTGACGCTTCTCTTCTAAATTCTTCTAGCATACGTTTAATGGTAGTTTCGTCTAAAGTTATATCTCCCGCAACAACTTTAGTGGTAAACGCTAAGTCTTTATCTGAAAGACCTGTACCAGCACCTAGGTTGGTAATGTAGTCTGCAACACGCTTTGCTGATTCTGCTAAAAAAGCCTCTGTGTTTTCTATAGGAACGTTATCTACAGGATATCCTACTGCCTTTAAAAACTTATTAACCTGTAAGTTTACGTTAGCCAGAGATCCAGTAAACATAGTGTCTACGTCGCCTATAATATTATCTATACTTCTTATGCTATCGGCTGATTTTTTTGCTTGAGTATAACTTTCAGCAAAACTTTCTGCTCCTAGCTTAGACAACTCTCCAGCCATCCCTGAAGTTACGTTTTTAATTACCTGTTGATTAGGGGCTTCAGTTAAATTAAGTGTGCTAGGGTCAACAAGTTTTCCATCTACAGCGACCATGCCTGAGTCAGTTACCCTGTAAGCAACAGGCTGACCGTCCTGTAAGAACATCTCAACTTTGCCTTTTTGTAGATCTGAGTAGGCTTTAAACTCTTGTTTAGACATATTCTTTAAATCTAGCGTCCCGACAAACTGGGGAGTGTAGCCTTTACCTAATAAAACCTTGCGTCTCGCAGGTACAGAAAGTTCGGGCATAGTTTCCATTTTTCTTTCGGTTAACTTGTCACCAATTGCGTTAACTCTTTCTAAGCTAGACGCTGATCGTACCTGTTTAGCTAACTCTGGAAACCCCATTTCTTCAGCTTGAAGAGCTACGTCGGTTTTTCGCTCAGTTAGGGCCGCGTTGCCTTTTTCTTTTTCTTGCAGATCCCTAGCCTGAGTAAGCAAACTAATAGCTTCTTCTGTTTTACCTTGAGCCATTAGTTGTTGCGCTGCTTGAAACATTTGAACAGAGGTTGTTCCCGGTTGCATAGCAGTACTATAAATGTCAGCAAGTTTTTGCTTCTGTTCTCTTTCTTGCCTCTGCAAGCCCATAATAGCGGGAGTCTGCCCAAGACCCTTAGCAGCCTCAAACAGTCCCTGCTGGTACGTAGGCTGCAGGAGTCCTTGTAAAAACGCTTGTGAAAATCTAGCCATGATTAACCTTCCCCAAATAAACCGCTAAGTACGCTACCAAACAACGAACCAACGCCACCACCTGAAGTAGCTATAGGACTAAACAGACCACCCAGTAGCCCTGATCCTATGCCACCCAAGAGATTAGCAGCGGCTTGTTCTGCAACCAGCCTAGCCTCAAGTCCTGCCATAGATGTCTCACCAAACTGACCAGCGCCAAACAACTGACCACGCTGTTGCAACTGCGGGTAAAGCTGTGCAGCCTGTTGTGCAGC